ACCCGGAACCGCAAGGGTAGTCCCGGCGGTCAAATCACCGCTAAGGATAGATGTACCAGTAGCGGAGAAGTTACCAGAAGTGGTAAGGTTGCCGTTGATTGCCACGGCATAACCACCAGCAGGGGTGATTGCGAGGTTCTGACCGGACTTACCGCTGATGTTGTCGAACTTGGCAATCTGACCAGACCGCATCAAGTCATCCACCGAAGCCTTCCGAAGCACAGCCCCAGAAGAGTCGTAGATGTTGAAGGTGTCCGTGGACTGGATGTCGAAGGTCGTTACAGCCGTCTGGTCGTTGATGGAGCCAGGCAACAGCGTCGCGCTATTGACGTGGGCGTTGAGGTCAGCTGCCGTGAGGACTTGACCAGAGGTAAATGTGAGTGGGGATTGTAACTGGGCCATTAGCGTTTAGATGTGGTCATTTGTCCCGGCACGATGGCTTGGACGGTTGTTGATCGGATGGAAGGACGGTAGGCGTTTACCGTATACTTAACTTGGGCATAATACCCAGATTTGCGAGCAGGGAGGCGAAGAAGGTAATCTTCGGTGCTTTGGGCAAAGAAAGAGTTGAGGCGGGTCGTGCTGTCCGGATTGACCACGACAAGGTCTACATACATATCCGCTCCGACCGGCATCGAGGTATCAATCTGGACGCTGGAGAACCGTTTCTCACGGTTGCTGTCGAAGGCATAGGCACGGGTCGTAAGCACCCCATTGATGACATAGGGGGTGAAGACACCCGATAGGAGGGTAGCCCCAGCGGAGTCCAATTTGCAGGAAGGGTCATTCAAGACAGGAGTCCCAGGACTTCCGTCACCGTACTCGTCCCAGTCAAGGCTCTCCATGAGGAAGATGCCCTGCTGTTGGTCGATGGCGAATAGGCGGCGACGGTTGCCCTTCTTGGCTACATGGAACGCCTTGATATCGAAGCCAGTCGTATAGGTGTCAACGGACTCCCAAGCCTTGTTGATGAAGTTATACACCAAGACCGCATTGTTCACGGTCGAGGAGTCCAGAGGAACTGCCAGGTAGTAACGGTTCTCGAAATAGACCGCCACGGCCCCGCTGACGTAGTTGTAATTGATGCGCTCGATTACGTCCGAAATCGGGGACGACAAAGGCTCGGCAATGGTCAATAGACGCATCCCTTCTGGGGTAGAAGCGTTAGTACCAGCCGATCCAGCGGAAGCCGGATTAGCCACATAGACACCATTGTCCGACAGGAAGAAGATACCGCCACCGGCCTGTACAACCGACTTCTTGGCGATACAGCCAATATCCGTAGCCAAGGACTTCACATAGGAGTCTGGCTCAGTAGCTGCGTCTCCAGAGTTATACGACCCTACGCCAACATTAGCGTAGAAGATGCTGTTCCGCATAAACACCACGAACTCATTCAGAGTCCAAGGCGTAATGGCAATCAGACGGTCATTACCACCGTCGTTGATGCTGAACATATCTAGCGCCGTCCAGCCATCGTCCTTTAGGTAATGGCTTACACGGAAGGTATTGCCGTCAGTCTGGACGATATGACGATTGCCGTAGTAGATGGCGTGACGGCTATTGGGGTAGTTAGTATGGACACCAACCCCAGGAACTACGATAGTTGTAGCCCCATCCCAACGCAGGGTAGTCTTGCTGAACCCACGGCAGATGTAGACATAGCCGTTACCTTGGGCTTGGTAGGCATCCACCTCATCGGAAGCCGTGATAGTCTCACCGGCAGGGAAGGCCACGAACGCAGCCGCAAAGGACTCCAACTCTTGGTTGAACTTATACAGGCCATCACCGCAGATAAGGATGATGTACTCTACACCTGTCGTATCCGTATAGGTGCAGCTGGCATAGATGTTGCGTCCTGTGGCTGAGAAAGCCGAAGGAGTCAGACGCTCTGCACCTTTCCGCAGGGTGGCAACGCCACGATCCATACGGAAGTTCTGGGACTTGGAGACGAAGTTCTTCCCCAAGTTGACCGGGTTGTCCCGTGAGTTCAAGCCGATGAACCCCTGGTCACCATCGACTAGATACTCACGTGCGGGCATTACTTCTTGAGCGAGTCTTCGATGTCCTTGAGTTTGGCGACCTTGGACGAGTTGGCGTTCTTAACGCCAGCCCAGAAGCCGACTGCGCCAGCGATGCCGACGCCAATGAGGAAGAGAAGGAAGGAGAACATAAGGTTAGATTACCGGGACACCGCCGTTTGCGCCGTTCCACTTGATCGTGAAGGACTCACCAGACCCGGTAGTGGAAATAGTGGACGAGTCGTCCATAGAATTAAGAGAAAAAGAAGTTCCAGACCAAGAAGGCGTAAACTCATAGGAGTTGTTCATGAAGAACTTGAAGTTACTTGCCTTGTTAGCCGCGAAATATGGAGTCTCCGCAAGGACAGTCCCAGACCAAGAAGAACCAATCCAAGCAAAAGAAGAGACGTTTGTGGCAAGTGCGATGGCGTAGACTTGGTCTTGGCTAAGGCCGGAAGATGTGGTGTAGCCTTGAGAACCGACCCAAGCCTGTGTAGCAAACGGGTTTCCAGTAGACGGAGTGCTAGCGGCCTGGATAGCAGCCAACTGGTCTGTGCTGATTTCGTCACCGACCTCTACGACATTCGTAGGGATCTGGAATCCGACAGATGCCTGTAGACTCATTTCATCTTACCCTTTCCAATTCTGGAAGACTTGCGTTTTCCGTGTTGGGTGTGGACTGTGGCGCTTAGGGCCATCAGACCGTGGCGTAGGCGAGATGAACGGTAGAGGCCGTAGCGGAGTCCGTAGTCACACGCACGGAACCGGTATAGTTCTCGATGCTCGTATTCGACAGGGGCGGGACAAGGATGCCCACGCTGCCAGTCGCATTGTAGATGACGTACAGGTTTGCCGAAGCAGACTTGTTCTGGACGAAGACGATAATACGCTTCTCGGTCGCAGAGGCAGCTGCAAGGATTTCCGTGACGGCTGCATTGGACACCGAAACGTCGGAGTGCGTCATGCTCCGGATGAACGGAGAGGATGTGGAGATATAAGCCATTGGTATTAGTAAGTTCGGTTCATGTTGATTCGGTTGACCTGGCCCTGCTGACGGATGACGATGTCAACCGTATCAGCCAAGACCTTCTCAGACTCCGCTTCTGCCACCTGTGCCGCTTCGATCTGGAGTTCGGAACGAAGCCAGTCAGCGTATGCTCCCCTAGCCGCATATCCTGCGAATAGGTACGGAATGGTAATCAAAGACCATTTAGCCGGGTGGGTGCTGGGGGACTGACCAGCCGTGGTAGCGGTCAGACAGGTGTAGAAGTTGCCGTAGTGGGGTTTCCCAGCCACAGGAGTATAGGAGCCTGTGTTGCTACCGCTGTCGAAGTAGCATTGGGAACCTACGGCATAGGCCACGGAAGCGCTGAACAGGTCGCCGTTGAGTTCGGGACGCTTGATGCGGTATTCGCACCAGACCGTGCTAGGGTCGCTCAAGAAGGTCAGTTTCTGGGTCGTGCCATCATCCGTAAGACGGAAGGACAACTGCATCGCACGGGTCGACGCCAGAGGGCTACGGTCGTAGCAAGTGAGGACTTCACCGGCATCGGCAGGGATACCCGCTTGGACGAGTCCATCGACAGCCGTGATGGTGGAGGTGATGTCCGTGAAACGGACGATATCGGGCCAGTCCTGCGACTCCCAAATCATCCGAATACGCTCGGAGATGAAGTCACGGAACTGGGCGAATGTCTCCTCAGAGACAATATGCCTATCCTGCCCGGCAAGCTGCAGGGCGTTGAAGAGGATGGGCGAGAAATGGGTGGTACGCATTAGGTCAGATAACCGTCAGCAGTAAAGATAGCGCCTCGCACTTGAGTCCGCTTCATGCGGTTGTGGATGGCGATCTCGGGGTTGTGCTTGATGTAGTCGTCCACGAAGGACTTGTCATTCCAGCACTCATAACCAAGGCGATTGCCCCAGTAATGATAGGCAGAAATGGGGATACGAGCCTTCAACTCGCCTACCCCATCGATTGCTTTAGCCTCGTTTGCGTGATTGAAGGCCGCAAACTGCTTGGCCTGTGTGTAAGAAGCCGCCTCCTGCATCCTCCAGCCGGTGAGTAACTCCCGCTCAAACTCCTTGCGGATAGAGCCTGGAATTACGTCAGCGAACGACTGGATGATGTCAGACAAGCGTCGACTTATTAGGCGGTGAAGTCGAACTTACCGAAGGCCAGCGGGTTGTGGATGCACAAACCAGCGACCGCTTCGATGAGACGAGCAGGGCCACCACCGTTGTCCTGCAGCTCCTTCACCTGGGCGACATTGCCGCCGTAGCGAACCTCAACGAGGTCGAACGGGATGATGTAACCAGAGAAGTTGTTCTTCAAGAACAGCGACGGGTGGAGACGAATCTGACCGAAGTCACCTTCAAACACATCGACCGAAGAGGCGTACGTGGCGTCGTTGGACTCACGGTTGAGCGTACGGATGGTGTTGTAGGCGTTCGTGCCGGAAGCGGCGGTCGTGAACACGAGGTTCGTGAAGGCACGCTTGAGGGTCGGGCCGACGATGGCGTCGTAGTTCTTGAACTGACCAGTCTGGCTGTAGATGCCGGTGAGGACATCCTGGACAACGGTTTCCGTGAGGGAAGCCGTGCCGACAGTCGAGATTTGGGCAGCAGCAGGGCAGAAGTTGGACGCAGCGGCAGGGAGGTCAACGGTGTCGATGTTAGCGGCAGCAACGATCCACTTGTCGAGGCCACGGGTACGATAGCCGACCGTGCCGTTATCGACCTGTGCGCCTTGGTTGGCACACATGGCGACTTCCATCTTACGCTTGATGAGCGTCATGGCCTTGGAGGTCTGGTTGGCGAGTTCCGACTTCACACCAGCGATGACAGCGACGTCCTGCGTCAGCGGGGACACACGGATGGCTTCACGGAAGATCTGGATGCGGTTGGACAGTTCGACACGGTACTGAGTACCACCATCGTTCGTGTAGTTGGAGACGCCGGTCGTGAGATCGACATCCGTGCCGTCAACCACAGGGGTCGGGGCGGTGGTAGCCGGGAGGCGGTCAGCCTGCCAGCGGAAGATGGTGTTGCCGGGCTGGGCAGCCTTCTTCGCCATAGAGGTGAAGGGGGTGTCCTTGGCATCGACCATAGCGATGAGGTTAGCAAGGTCTTCGCGCTTACCGGCGTTGACGATGTCTTTTTCGAGTAACTTAGCCATTGTATTTTATGGGGTAGGTAGGGGTTGGGGTAGGTGAGATGGGCTTAAATAAAGCCCTTAGACAGGAGTACTTGTGCCAGGTCTTCTGCGTTGGTCGATTTGGCGAATCGACGTTCGGCTTCCTGTGCCTTGGCTGTTGATGCCTTGGCTTGGGTAGGAGCAACGGTGGGACGAATGGGTTGAACTGGTGCTTTGGACACGGGCTTGGCCTTAGCGGAGGCAACAGCAGCTTCTCGGGCCATGAAACCACGGACATAGTCTCCGACAAAGAGCATATAGTCTGGATGGTTCTTGAAGGCCGGGAAGTTCTTGATGACTTGCTGGGCTAACTGGTGTTCCTTAGTGCTGGGATTCTTCCACCACGGATAGTTCGCTTCTGCGATAGGACGGATGCGTTCCTCGGTTTCGATGCGGGCGAGCTGCTTTGGCAACTGCTCTTCGATAGCCTTGGTCGCATTGACCATCATTCGCTTCACGTCATCCGGGCCGAAGTGAGATTCTCCCATAGAGAAACCTTCCGGGTTCTCCATGCACTTGTAGCGCAGCCAACGGGCTTGTTCGATTTCCTTGTCTACTGCGTCCTTCGTCTTCAACGAGGAGAACGGATTATTTGCGTCTTTGACGCTCGGTTCTGCCTCCTCGCCCTTGGGACGAGACTCGGTCATCGCTTTCTTCAGATCGTCCACCTCCTTGCGGAGATTGGCGACTTCCTCTTCGGCTTGCTTTCGCTTTGCCGTCAATTTGTCGATACGCTTCTGAACTCCCTTGGACAGATTGCCGTCTGTCCCTTCTTCGTCTTGCGTTTCCTGTGAAAGAACTTCGCTTTCCTCGCCATCCTCGGCCTGGGGGACTTCTTCGGCTTCCGGTTCCTGCGCTGGAACCTCGTCACCGACCTCATCCTTGACCTCCGCATGGACTTCGCCCTCTGTCTCGGCTTCGGGCTGTACCGTCTGTTCTTCGTCTGCGAACAGGGTGTTGCGGAGGATTTCCGCAAGGGTTTCTTCGTTTAAGCCCCCAGACGAGGGGTTTGGCTGTCCCGTGGTATTGTTTTGAGCCGTACCAAGATCGGCGTTAGTATTTTCTGACATATCAGGGATAATGCTCCCAGGGGCATAGGGACTAACCTCGGTATATACCGTAAGTCAAAGTGCCAAAGTCCTATTGTAAGTTTTGGCAACTTCCACGCTAACTCACGAACCAAACTTGCCTTCTCTGGCCTCGATTTGGAGCTGCAGGAGCAAATCCTTGAAGTCCTTTAGGCTTTCCGCACGACCACAGGCGTGGATGCGCTTCTCGCCTTCGATGTTGTAGGAGATGGCTCGGTCGACCTCGGCTTCAACACTTGTGTCGATGAAAGCGATGACCGCATCGAACACCTCGTTCTTCTCAAAGGTCAGAACCCGCTTATGCTCGTCGAGGGTCTTAGCCATTAGGCTTGGCCCCCTTGAGCAAACTTGTCACCCACCGGAGTAACGCCGATACGACCGATTTGCTTGTTTTGCTGCTGGGTAGCGGACATTTGCAAGTTCTGGACGTATGTTTGCAGCAGGGCTTGGAACTGTGGGTCGGACTGGGCCGCTTGCTGGGCTTTCGGGTTTTTCTGGATGATGTCTTGGACATATTGGAGTTTGGTTTGGGCGGCAGGGTCGTTCTCGACATACTGGGCCTCCATACCAAGGAGCATCTTCGTGATGTCGTTCTGGACATCGTTGTACATACGCTGGGAGGCAGCGCCTTGGCTCAAGATGATGCCCTTGGCGGCTTGCGGGCTGATGGCCTCCACAATGGCCTTGATGAGGGCGTTACGATCCACGATGCCACCGCTGTCCATCGGGACAACGTACTGGTTGATGGCCTTCAGTTGCTCAAGGACGTAGTCGGTATCCAGTTCACGGACATTGTACGCCACGTTGAAGTCGTAGGAGCCGGAGATTTCCTGCGGGGATACAACGATGGGCATGGAGCAGACACGCTCGATTTCGGAGCCGTCCATGTACTGGAGAGCCAGGGAAACGACCTGTTTGTAGATGCGACCCCATGCGGACAGCCAGTTATTGACCATGAACTGCTGGGTGGTCTGGGTCTTGACCGGCGGGATGCTTGGGTGGTACAGGCCAAAGTAGGCGGCGTTCTTCATCTCGACACGGTCGATGAGGTTGAAGGCGAAGGTCGGGTTGCCCGACGGAGGCGACAGGAAGGTGTAGTCGTCTGGGGTGGTCACAGGCAGAAGGCCACCCGGTTGGATGAGGTTCTGGGTTCCAAGACGCTTCTTGACCTTGATGGGAGGCAGAGTCTCGAAAGCCGTGCGGTCACGGATGGAGTCGTGCTGTGCCTTGATTTCCTGCTGATCGGTATAGGCGACTTCTGGAACGCCACGGGATTCCACGATGGAACGGCGCAGACGCTCGCGACGATACTCGATGAACGGGTACTCACCGTGGGCGTAGTCGAGCATATCGTGCTTGGCGTACGAGTCCTCGGCGACGTTCGGGCAGAACACCGTGTAGTAGATGCAGGGGATGCCGCTTTCGCTGATTTGACGGCTGTAGGCGTAGACGATCTCGATGAGGTGGTCGTTACGGTTGATGGTGCTGGCGATGTTGGTCGTCGTAGGGATGAGGTTCGGGTCGGAATACCACGAAGCCTTACCAGAGCAGTTGATGGCCTGTTCGACGAAGTCCGCATCCCAGCCGTCGGTCTTAATCATCTCACGCAGCTCGACCTCGGTCATGAAGGTGCGACGGAAGATGACACGGGCATCTTGGAGGTCTAGGGTTTCTGGAGGGAAGCAGATTTCATCGAACGGCTTGAGGGTCGCCACAGCGGGTTGGCTGGAGACGGTGTATTCCTCGTTGTAGGTCGTAGTACCGGAGGTCAGCAGCTCGTTGATGATGCGGGTAGCATCGGCTTCGGTGCAACCGAACAGGGTCTGGGCCAACTTGATGGACAGGTCGGTAGCGCCATTATTGGAGACTGCGATGAGGAAGGTCTTGGCGAGTTCGTCGCCGTTAGCCGCCTTGACATTTAGGTCAGCAACGGTCGCCGTGGTCGAGCGGATGCCCAGACGCTTCTCCCAGCCGACATGGACTGCCGCCCAGCCGAACTGGTTTGTGTATTGGGCCAACAACTCAGCCTCATTGAGCAAACTGGCCTTCATCTTGTTGTTCACCAGCCAATCAGCCAAGGTCTGGATGGAACCGGCGATCTGTGCGTCGTTGAACTCCGTACCGGAGACACGCAGCTTGGCGAGGTTCCAGGAGGACACCAGCAGGACTACCAGTTCGTTGATGGTCTGGTCAACGAGACGGCAACGGACATCGGACGCACCCTCGAAAGGGAAAGCCTGTTCGCCTTCGTCCATGTTCTTGGAGTACTTCTTGCCGTCCTCGGACTGGCCTGTCCAGCGAGCCAAACGGATGTCATCGTTGGCGTTGATGCGGGCAACGTTGCCGCCGTTGTAGAGGGAACGCTGGAGTTCTGCGCTCAAGTAGCCAACGTCCGGGCCGTCCGCATAGACAGCCAGTTGGTCTTGATTGGAGTTATTCTTGTAATTGGGGGTCATTTGTGGGTAAAGGGGATGAGTTGGACTCGATATAGGCCAAAAGGGACGACTTGTGGAAGCGATGCTGGCCCCCAGAAGTGGTATAACACCGGACAGAGCCTGTTTTCCTCAGTTTGTCCAATTCTCGTACGTCAATGCCTGTGAGCTGCTCGGCAAGCGACCTGGAGAGCAACATCGGGTATTCGTCTGGGTTCTTCATCAGTAAGAGCCTCCTCCTCGGCAACGGTATGCGTCAGCGTCCTCTTCTTCGGGTTGCATGACCGCCAGATAGCGTAGGCAGTCGATGGGGTCTTTGGACGCACCCTTATCTCCGTCTGCGCCAGTCCATTCCCGCAGGGAATAGATGAGGTTCTCGCATTTCTTGGAGATATACAGTTTTGGCTGGTTGATGGACGACAAGGGCTGTCCTTGATCGTGGCAAAGGGCATCGTTGATGATGGTGATGCCTTCCTCCAGCCGTAGACCAGCCGCAGGAGTGAAATACATCGGGTCTGGGTCGGTATCGAGCAGCTCGATGAGGGAAGTGCCTTGTTCCTTGCCAGCCGCCTGTGTAGCCCCGGCACGAGGGTCGATATAACGCTCGGAGATGATTTCACCGTCCTCAAGGTCACGGATAATCTCCTTGTACTCGTTGATGCCTCGACCGCCACCGCTTCGCTGGGCAGGGCCGGCCTTTCCGTCCAGTTTCGAGTCCGGCAACGCCCATTCCCCGAAGGTGATGTCGGGCCACTCACGGTAGACGTACCATTTCGTGTTTTCGCCGGTTCCGACCGCCCGCAACCACAGCATGAACCAGTTTCTGGCTCCAGCAGGGTCTACAACCATGAAATTAGTCCCTTCCTTGGGAATCTTCTCATGGTCAATCTCGTTCAGATCGCCGTAACGTGGGAATTGAGCGCCAGCGAGTCCGTCAGCCCAGCCGTAGGCTCGGATTTTCTTCTCGTAGGTGGTTTTTCCGTCCAACATCTTGCACAACTCGTCGAAAGGGTTGTACGGATTGAACTGGGAGTGAAACCAGATGACCCCGGCATCCTTGCCTCGGCTTTTGGCCCGATAAGGCATCGTGCCTGGAGCGCAACCGTGGGCATGGACGGTTTCTTGGGACAGGATAGGGGCAGGACGAGTCTCCAGCACCTTGCAACCGCTGATGTATTCCTTGACCACGTTGGTCAGACCGGAAACAGGGGTGAAGGTAACGACCAGACGGCCTCGACGGGTAACGATACGGTAGCGGAGCGTCTCTACCCAGTCCAATGGCACTAACTCATCGCACCAGATGATGTCGCACTCGCCACCTTCGATAACCCGCTTCTCTTGGGCATAGTTCAAGAAGTGGCATTGGCTTCCATTCGGGAAGATGAACGTGCCGTCCGAAAAGCCGTTCTTCTGGGAATACTGGATGTTCGTGATGCGCCCCTTCTTCAAGGACTTGAACTCCGGAGGCAGATACTTCCAGATGACGTTCTGCTGCATCTCGATCGAGGACTTCGACGTTGTGTGCAGACACCACACCTTGGCGTTCGGGATGTTCACCATAGCTGCCACCACCCGTTTAGCCGCCCACTCGGTCTTACCCGCTCGGTTGCCACCCAATACGCACAATTCCTGGTACTGCTTCAGCAAGGCATCCGCATCCTTCCAATGAAAAGGCTCGTAGCCGTGCCGATAGGGGTCGGTCTTCTCGGCGTTAATCTTCGACTCCCGCAAACGCAGGAGGTCAGCCAACTTCTCGACCCCCAACTTCTCAGCCAATGCCTTCAACTCTTCGGTCGAGGGCAGCTTGATGACTGGATGGGGGGTCAACTTCACTTACCAAGCCTTGCAAGACCAGTAACGAGCCTTGTCCTTTGGGCCGGGATTGGCGCAGTTGTGTCTTGCACGGAAACTCTTCCGACGAGCAGGGATGTTCTTCTTGATGCTCATGTTCGGGTCGCCGAAACGAACGATCTTCGCCTTGTCGCCGGTTCCCTTCACGTAAACGGCAGACTTCTTCGGGCCACCCGGTGTACGGAAGGGTCGATTTAGGGTGACTTTACGTCCTTTATAGTTTGCCATATTATTTTCCGTCCCGACGATGAGAAGCCTTGCGCTTCACGGAGTAGGCGATTGCAACGGCCTGTTTGACCGGCTTACCAGCCTTGATTTCAGCCCGAATGTTGGACTGAAAAGCCTTTTTAGATGCGGATTTCTTGAGGGGCATAGATGTCGTCTCCAAATGTGTGTGTCAGCGATGTCTAGGATGTCGTTCTCGTCATCCCACTCTTCCTCTGGATCGCCACTCCAGAGCATTTCATCACTTCTTGGCCTTGTATCCCTTGTAACCCTTGCCGTGCATACCCTTCTCAAAGGCTTCCATCTTGGAATAAGCCTTCTTCATGTGTTCCTTGCCTTCCTTGGAGCCAGGTTCCTTACCTTCGTGCTTCATGCCATGCTTCTTCATCTTCATAATGTACCCAAGTTTCCCTTACAACACCCATAAGTCAAGTTGCACAAGCGTATTTAACTTACCATTACTTAACATTACTTAACATTTGTTAAGTTGGGCCGTAAGGCCATGCCAGGCAGCTGGTTGCAGGGGTGGGAGTCGAACCCACAATGACGACCTTATGAGAGTCGGTGGTGTACCGTCACCTCCCTGCACCAAAGAGCCTCGGGCCGGAGTCGAACCGGCAACCGTCCGTTTACAAAACGGGCGCACTACCAGTTGTGCTACCAAGGCAAAAGAGGAATCGACAAGGACTCTTACCTGTACCTCCCCCGCTACGCAGGAGTGTGCATCCGCTTACACCACGATCCCAAAACTCACGGCGGCAGGAATCGAACCTGCAACTGGAGATTAAAACCCCGTATCTCTACGGATTCTCCCGTTTTTCCGGTTAAACTACATCCGCTTAAAAACACCACCCCTCGTTTCTTCGGGACATTACTCACAGCACATACTATCGGGTGACATACTGCCGGTTAAGCACCTTTGGAGGCGCAAGGATCGAGAGTTCCCAACCCTCCGACAAACGGCATCGAGCCGAACCTATCCTCTATGCTGCTTTCGCTGGACTTACACCAGCTGCTCCAGCGTCCTGGAGTGGATAAGATGACTAAAGAACAAAAAATGCCCTTCCTGGTGCGATCCGAAGAGTCGTGGAAGGTACTGTTGCCATAATCTGCCAAGGATTACCCAAATGTCAAATCAAACCTCCCAAGTACTCGCCCCACCAGTCCCACCAATCATCGCCGATAACGCCGCCCTCACAAACTCCCCCATGCGCTCCTCATACTTACCCTCAATCGCATCGTCCTCGTCGTAACAAACCACCTTGTACTGACCATCCTCCCCGAAAATCACCAACATCCCCCTAGGACTATGGTTCTTCAACTTCTCCACCGCAGCTATCACGGCCCCATCCAGCTGCTCATCCCTAGCCACAACCCCCAAATCCACCGGCTTACCCGGCTTCCTCGGCTTTCCCTTACCGTCCCCCTTGCTCCGCTTCTTCTTTGCCATGCCAGTAGGCTCCCTTGGCCTCCCCTCCAAGTCGATAATAATAACCATCCCCGCTATCCCCATAGATCGGAAGAGCACACGTCTGAACTCCAGTCACGTTTCCGAATCTCGTATGCCGTCTTCTGCTTCAAACAAAAAAAACAACATAATACATGCAAATCATGACGTCGATGTGAGCGCATATAACTGGAATCAAGAGCAAAGAAGCGCAAGACACACAGCTCGAACACGCTAGCAATACGCAGTATGTAATCATAGT